AACTTATTTCCAGGGATAGGGAGTCGACCCCGATAAGGCGGCGTTCCGGGCCGCCTTCCCTGGAATCCTACCGGAGAGTGCTACGGAGGCGCGAGATGGAACAAAGGCTATTTCTTGAACTCGCCACACTTCCAGGGATTACTCCTGAATGGGTTGAAGCCAAGCAGGGTTTTGGTTTTGATAGGGCACCATTTGAAGCAGTTATCAAAAGCATCAAAATGGCTCAACAAGAAATCAGGATGCTTATCCCCCACCTACTGAATGGCAAAAAGCTAAAAGACTTCACTGATTTCAGGCTAAGAACACTCCAGGCCCTTACTGATCCACATCGTTACCGAGGGTTGGAACTTCTGACGCCAACAGACCTCGTTTCTCCAGTTGCCATTGAAGCGGCAAAGAATTTGTGGGCATTTCTAGAGAGTAGTGAGCACCTGAAGGAATGCCCGGAATGTGGTTATCTATTTATTACTCACGATGGAAGAAAACGCTATTGTGAAGAGTGTATGCCTGAGCGTAGAAAAAAATATGATCGTGAGTACAAGCGTTTCGATAGATGGGAACAGTTCAAATCTGATGTGAAAGAGCAATGTAAAACCATTGACGACTTTCTCCGAGATCCTAAGCTGGTCAAAAGAGCTAAAGGTTTTGCGAACGGTTATGATTGGGTAGTTGAACAAGTTAGAGCCATCCTCGAATAAAACCTGATCTCTCCTAACACACCATCCTCATTATCAATTCATTATCGCGTCCACCATATCTCCGTTTTTTGCAAAATGCACTTGACGCTTAACTATCTGATTTTACTTGATTATTAATAATAACGTGGATTATTTTGTGAGTGTAAAGGGTAACACTTTCGGGAGGTAATCCATGACAAAGCCTACACCTGCAAAATTGGCAAGGCTCGAGAAGGGCCTGAGTCAGTATGAGGTCGAGGCCAAAACTGGGATTCGGCAAAATCTTGTTTCTTTGTATGAGCGGGAAATCCGTACACCATCAGAGGCTCACAAGCAGGCACTTTCCGAACTCTACGAGAAACCAGCGGAGAAGTTGTGGAACTCACATTAAAACCCGATACCAGGGGCTACCTAAAGGTCAAACCCGCCGCAAAATATGCCGGTGTGTCGGAGAGGACTTTCCGCGATTGGTTAAAGGATGGCCTCATCCACATCCGCCTAAAGTCAGGCACCATCTTAATTTCCTACCAAGCAATAGACGAATATCTGGCCGCATTTGAAGTGAACCTTAATCAGGTTGACGAGATCGTTGACCAAGTGATGAGCGAGGTATGACGCAGCCAGATCATAAGTTGTTCCGCAAACTCTCCGAGCAATTCTCCCTGATCCGCCTGAAGGGTAAAGTGCCGATAGAAAAAGGTTGGGAGAAGTATTGTGAACTGAAGAGATCATTTAATGAGATCGGCTTCCAGCCTGGAGATAACGCAGGTATTGCTTGCGGCCCTGCCTCTGGCTTGATTGTTTTAGATGTGGATAGTTGGCCAAAGTTCGAGGAGTCAGGGCGGAAAATCGAGCCAAGCTTTAGCGTAAAAACGGGCGGTAAAGGCACGCATTTTTATTTTCGCTACCCCACAAACGGTACAGTGTATGAAAATCGCGCGAGAAAGAGCGAGGGCTTCGACATTCGTGCTCTCGGGGGCCAGGTTGTGGCTCCTGGCTCCATCCATCCCGATACTGGCAAGCCCTACCGCATAGTAGATTTGATAGATACTCCCATCGCTGCGGCCCCACAGTGGTTGTTGGATCTCGCAGAAAAAAAGGAAAAACCCGCATCGCAGCCAGCTAATCAAGCATCTCAATGGGATGGTGATATTGATCGCCTCCCCATCTCCCCAGAGACAAAACAGCTAATCAAAGAGCCCATTCCAGTGGGAGGCCGTTCCGAGGCCATAATGTCGGTTCTTAACGCCCTGGTGTGGGCGAACCTCTCTGATTCGGACATCTTCTCCATCTTTGAAAGTTATCCCATCGGCGAGAAGTACCTTGAGAAGGGCAGGAGTGGTCACAGGTGGCTGCAACCTCAAATAGATAAGGCCAGGAGTTTTGTTGTGGATAAAGCAGACGATAGACCTCCACTCAGAGCGATTGATGGAGGCAAAGCGCATCAGTTGGAAGAGGCTCCACCATGGGTAACAGAAGAGCCTGTGGTGAAACCAAAGTTCTACCGTCTAACCGAAATCGGTAACGCCGAGCGGTTGGTGGATCTCCATGGCCAGTATCTCCGGTACTGCTACCTGTGGGAAAAGTGGTTGGTGTGGGACAAAACCAGATGGGCCATGGATACCCGAGGCAGGATCAAGCGCAAGGCGAAAGATACCATCCGCCGCATCTATGAAGAGGCTGGCAAGGTTGCAGATGAGGATAAGCGCAAGGCCATTGCCAAGCATGCTATGAACTCGGAGAGGGATGCCAAGATCAAGGCCATGCTCTCTCTGGCGGAAAGTGAGCCTGGTATTCCGGTAATTCCAGATGAGTTGGATGTGAACCCATGGCTCTTGAATTGTCTCAATGGAACTCTGGATCTCCGAACTGGAGAACTCCGAGAACATCGCCGCGAGGATCTCATCACGAAGAGAATTCCGGTTGCTTATGATCCGCAAGCACTATGCCCTAAATGGGATGGTTTTCTTGACCGCATCATGGATGGGAACGAGAACTTGATCTTCTTCCTTCAGAGGGCGGTGGGCTATTCACTCACAGGTAACACCGGAGAGCAATGCCTGTTTTTCTGCTACGGCACCGGGGCCAATGGGAAGAGCACGTTTTTGGATACTATCCTGACAATGGTGGGGGATTACGGGCGGAAGACCGACTTTGCGACTTTCCTTGTGGCTCGGCAGGATAGCATCAGGAACGATATTGCGAGGCTCAAAGGCGCAAGGTTCGTGCCAGCGATTGAGGTGGGAGATGGGAAGAAATTGGCGGAAATTATCGTTAAAGAGCTCACAGGTGGGGATACCATAACGGCCAGGTTCCTCTTCAAGGAGTTCTTCGAGTTCAAGCCACAGTTCAAGATCTGGCTGGCTGCGAATCATAAGCCACTGATCTATGGAACCGATTGGGCCATCTGGAGACGAATTCGGCTTATCCCATTCAATGTGACCATACCGGAGGATGAGAGAGATCCGGATCTTGCCGGGAAACTTGCGGAAGAACTTCCAGGGATTCTCGCATGGGCTGTGCGGGGATGCCTTGAGTGGTGGGAGAACGGCTTGAATCCTCCCCAAGAGGTCATCCAAGCTACTGATGAATATCGCGATGAGATGGACGTTCTAAGTGGCTTCATTGATGAGTGCTGCATCATTAATACGATAGTTAAAGCTACCGCAAAGGATCTCTATGAGGCTTATGAGGCATGGTGTGAGGATAACGGTGAGAGCCCGATAAAAAAGAGAACCTTCGGTTCCAAGTTGAAGGAAAAAGGCTTTGCCCCGGCGAAATCTGGAGGCAAAAGGATGTGGCGCGGAGTTGGGCTGAAGGTGCCGGAGGAGAAGTAAACAGTGTCATCTCTTACTCCAAGTGACACGATGACGTTTGAAGGGCTTAGGCAGGCCGCACTAACCTTTTTCGGCGACTTGGGCGCATGGGCATACGATGAGTGGGACAGGCTAAATAGACTATATTTTGCAAATGGTAATAAGGTGGGCCCGGTTCTCTGGGGGTTAACTCCACACGGCAGAAGTCTTGGATATTACAGCAGTGCAAATAACATCATCTTCTTGCATCAGAGCCTTGTGGAACCATCCACCGAAGCACCATGGGGAATGGAATACCTGAACAAACTGGTTGCCAGTGATGTGCTACTCCATGAAATGATCCACCAGAAGATTAGTCAGGATGGTGGGTGGTTTGATGGCAATAGTAGCCATAATAACGAGATGTGGGTTGCGGAAGTGAACCGATTGGCTCCGCTGATGGAGATGAATGTCAGGGCAAGTATCTGTAAGCAAAAACGTGTGGATGGAAAACGCTTGTGGTTGCCAGATGACGGCTGCATTGACCGAAGCCGTCTAGCTAGGTTTCCAAGATCATGCAGATCTAAAGATTATTACAACGGTGTCACTTAGAGTATCAAGTGACAAAAGTTGAAAGGTATTGGGACGCATTGGGACGAATGGGACGCATTAGGATGAAAATCGGGAAAGTTTCTACTAATGCGCCTCGCGTAAGAACTTTCCGGATAAACGTCCTGATATGTCCCTTGTGTCCCTTTTGTGAGTTATAGGAGGTCGCATTCGTTTTCATTGCCTAATCCAGGGCAATGCTAGGAACGGCGGAAGATGCAATCAAACACGATGTTTGACACAGATAGCACCTAACTTATTGAAACCGTTAAGCAACCGAAACCACAACATTGGCCAGGTTGCAGCTAGGTTGCCAAAAAAGAGCATCGGGTATGAGCAAACCACACAAGCCATATGAGGCATATAGACTAGCAAAAGTGGGCATTTATCCCGACTTTAGAACTCGAGAGGGCCGAGTCATCCTGGCTCGGTTCAGAGCGATTGACACAACCTATCCAGATGAAATGTTAACGCCTGAGCTCCGAAGTCTAAAGCAACATGAGATAAGGCCAGCCATTGTATTTCTGGCTCTGCATCCTGGCTGGGTAGATGGCGAGGATGGGCCACAACTGGCCTATGATTTCCGCCGATTTCAGAACCGCATGGATAACCATATAAGACGGCTGGAACTTGCAACAGAGGGCCATTCTGAGGCCTCACATGACCTATATGAACGGATGAGAACCAAGTTGTTGGAGTGTGATGATGAAGCGAAAGATAGTTGATTTCCTCAAGTGGTCCGAAGCTAACATTATCCTTGATGACAATGAGCCTATTCAATTCTTATCTCATCAGCGCAAGATATTAGGCAAAGCTTTAGCTTTAGATCAGCATGGCAAGCTGAAGTATCAGACCGTTGTTTACTCATGCCCTAAGAAGTCGGGCAAGACCACTGTTAACGCTTGCGTTGTAGGTTGGTTTGCCTATGAAGTGGCGCCGGGAACAGAGATCATAATAGCTGCCAATGACCTCGAGCAATCCCAAGGGCGTGTCTATCGACAATTCAAGAAGTTTATCCAGCGTGCTCCCGCTCTCATGTCAAAGGTTCAGAATATAACTCAACGTGAGATCACACTGACTGATGGAACAGTTATAAAGGCCATCCCCAGTGATGCAGCGGGTGAGGCTGGAGCTAATCAGTCCTTGTCCTCCTTTGATGAGTTATGGGGCTATACATCAGAGAGATCGAGGCGACTGTATGAGGAACTGACACCCGTTCCCACACTCAAGAACTCCATCAGATTTATAAGCACCTACGCTGGTTATATAGGCGAATCTGATTTACTCGAGGATACTTTCAACCGTGGCATGGCTGGCAAGCGCCTGTGGTCTTTGCTTCCATGTTGGGAGAACAAGGTCTTGTTCATGTATTGGGATACCAAAGGCAGAATGCCCTGGCAGACCAAAGATTACTATGACGCCCAGCGTGCAGAACTGCGGTCCATAGCTTATTTGAGACTACATGAGAACCGCTGGGTATCGAGTGAGAACGCCCTATTTGATATGGCCAAGTGGAAACGATGTGAACATGGCGGCCACAGTCCACCGATGCCTGATAAGAACATCAGGTTGTTTTGTGGAGTGGATGCCAGTGTGAAGAAAGATAGATCAGCCGTTGTTTCCTGCTATTACCACGAAGGGCGCCTCCAGCTTGGCCCAAAGCGCTGGTGGCAACCGAGTAAGGCGAATCCAATGGATTTAGAGGCAACCATCGAGGCTTATCTCTTAGAGCTAAACCAGGGTTTCACCATCCAATGTTGTCTTTATGACCCCTTTCAATTCCACAGATCGGCGATGACCTTGAGGGCAAAGGGTTTGCCGATGGTTGAGTTCCCTCAGTCTGTACCAAACCTGACATTGATGGGTTCCACGCTTTATGACCTAATCGAGTATCGAAACCTGACGCTCTACAACTGCAAGGAGTTAAGGACCGAGGCAGCGGTAGCCATAGCCAAGGAAAAGGACCGGGGCTTACAGATAAGCAAGGAGAAGTCAGGCGACAAGATAGATCAGATCGTGGCCCTGGCAATGGCAGCACTTGAGGCGACAAGGCAGGGAGATCCCGGTAGTGGTATGCACCGCGTTGATGTGCTCAAGAGTCATACAGGGATGGAGATGAGCACATGGGATGGAGCCCGAGGGCCAACAGATGATTTTTTAACCGCCATAGTAGGGCGGCGTTACCCACGTGGTGATTGGTGAGAAATGATTCAACTTCTTTTGCCACTTGGGGCCTCATCACCCCCAAAAAAGGGACCGGCTTATATCGCTGGTAGCGTCCGCCAGGCTACTTGGTGTGCGGTCCCGTCGGAACCTCCTCCGATTCGGTTCACACAAGTAGGAGGCCACTCGCCCGGCGCCGGCCCGGGTGGGCGCAGCCGGCTTTAACCAGAGAAATAGGAGGTAAGAATGACAAAATATCTTAAGGTCAAAAATGAGGTGGAAAGACTATTGAGACAGGGCTGGACTGAACTGGGAGTTAAAGAAATTTATCCGGAGCTCTGGGCTACTTACACTAGAGAACGACTAAATTCAAAGGAGAACTCAATGCAAAACATCGCCAAAGAATATCGGACTGCCGGTGCAGAAGTGAACAGCTTGGTCCTGCAGGGACTAAGCCTTGAGGAAATCGCCAGGGAGCATCCTATTATATGGCAAATGTACTCGCAGGGACCTCCGGCTGAGAAGGAAGCGTCTCCCACCGTGAAGCTGTGTAACGGCAAGGTGCCCTCCGCCGAAGTCTATAGACTGCAGCAAGAGTATGTGGAAAGCGGCGAAGCTAAAGACGCAGTGGAAGCGACAAAGTTGATCGCTCAGAAGGAATCCGAGCTCTATGAGGCATGGCAAAAAGGAGGTATTTGATCATGAAATTTCTCAAAAAGATATTCAAGAAGGAAGGGCAAATCGCAGTAAATGATCTAATCAGGGCTCATAGAGAGCTTGCAACTCACATCACTGATCTGCAGCGTGCCGAATCAGAGGCTAAGTCCACACTTATTAGGTTGGAGAAAAAGGCCCTGGTTGAAGATGTGGAGCAATTTAACCTGGAGCAAGTAAGGCAGCGCGCCTTTTCCTATGGTCCTAAGATCGAGGCAGCGGAGCAGACCCAGGAAGATATCAAATCACAGATCCTAAAGGCTCTCCCCCTTGAGAAGAAAAAGCGTCTTGAAAGGTTAAACCGGGAGCAAGAAACGTTTCGGAAACTCTTGCAGGAGCAGAAGGTAGAGCTCATGCGCTCTCTGGCTCGTGTCGCTGTGTTTATGGAAGTCACTGATGGGGCTTCAGCGGATTCATGGCTCAGCTCCTTCAATATCCCTTTAAAGATAATTCAAGGAGTAGTTAATAGAGATAGACACGCGTTCGTCACTCAACTGGAAAAAGCCAAAACGGAGATCGAAGCGTACCGCAACCTCGGCAATTTGCCGACAAAAATCAAAGAGCTGGAACTAGAAGGCCATCGGTTGTTCCGGCGAGAGTTCGTTGAGCAGGATGTTGGTAAGGTTCTCGAAACCGGAGAACTCAGGTGGCAAAACCTATAAGAGCCTCCAAAAGGTGCAAAGTAATACTGACTGCATCTTTTACGCGAAGTGTCTTGATTTCTGCTGAATTTAACAGTTCCTTGAAAACCAAATACCCGCAAGGGAGGCGTGGCTAATGCCCGGCCTGAACTGGTGTATAATTCAGAGCAGCCCCGCCGGAGGGGTCAGGATGTCCTGCTACGGCAGGTAGGGAGCCTAACCGAAAGTTGGCAGTTTTTATCTTTGGCAAACACTAAATATTGTGTTTGTTGTGAAAATGCAAAAGTGTGGATTAAAGTATGTAA